GTTGCGGTTTGTTGACATTGCTCATAATGGAAATAAGAGACGTATTTCTGAGTGTAATTCTCTTTTCGGCGGTCTCGCAGTGCCGCCACCCTTGTGAGAGCTGCCGCATTCGCGGCATGTTCACTTTCGACTGCCCCTCTCTTCAACCGCGAGGGGTGCGGTCCTCCCCAACCTCAAATGAGAGTCGCCGATGTGACCCACTGTGATGCCACCATGGCAGGTAGTGCGGTCACTCCTGAAATCAGCCTGGTGTAGGAACTGTAGGCCTCGGCTGTCGTCGACGAAAAGAAATCATGAGGTGTAGAGTCGTGTATGGCCTGCATGCACTCAAAAATGCGCGAATGGTCAGGTCGAAACGCGTGTGGAGTACGCATCTCATTCTGAAACATGTAATGACTGGTCGGTTTCACGCGTATCGGTTTGACCCCTTCCGTGAGTGTGAGCACCCGGTCGATCAATACAGAGTACATCGGCACATGGGCGACTAGTGGCCGCCAGGCCTGTGCTATGCCACGGTTCCAACCGAGATAATCCGGTTGCGGGAACAGGCTCCAGCCGACCTTGGAGAAAAATCGCGCCGGCTGCGGCGCCGCTACGATAACTTTCCGGCCATCGCGATCGATGGCCGGATAGCCATAAGCTCCGTTAAACGCAAGATCCCAACCTTCTTGACTTTGGCTTATTTCAATTGTCAGCCCGATCTCCCGGAAAATGCCAGTCGCGACGGTTATGAAATTTTCACATGTGGTGTCCATACCCACCATGCTATCGTCGCCGTTGACCATGAGCTCGATCTCGGCTTGGCTAAAACCCATCTCAGTCAACACGAATCGCCAGGCAAACATGTTAATCAAACTGTTGCCTAGCGTGGTGTTCGGATCCCCACTGTTTCGTCTAGCACGCCACTTCGCCCTTGCGAAGTAACGCCCGCAAGCGCGTAGATCGGCCACATTGTTCATTTGGGCCATGAACGCTTGATATGCCTGTGGGTAGTTTTTCAAGCCGGCACATTCGTAAAACCGTCTCTCGCACCGCAACAACGCCGCAATGAGACTGCGGTCATATTTCACGTAATCGGCGTGGAACTTGTAGCGACGCTTGTGCATCTTAGCAAACTTCATGCCAAGCTGTTCGGCGTTCAAGCCCGAACAAAAATGGTATCCGTGCC